GCGCCGTACCAAGCAAACTCAATCCAAATCATTTGGATGATTGACCAGTTTACAGTGCTTTTAATGCCCTGTGGGTCTGACCATAATTCGTAAGGAATGCGTGTATCAAATGGAAGACCGTTAACGTCTGAACGATAAACTACGCCCATGCCAAGTGGATTGGTTGGCGTTGGATCAGCTTGTTCAAAGAAAATACCGTTGCCATCATCAAAAAAACCAACGCGTTGGCGTTGATTGTAATATGCGGTTCCAAACAAAAAGCCTGATGACATATAGATAGTTTTACCAGGCTGATAACGAATGTATGGCCGCGTTTGACGAATAGCCACATCGCCTGCTGCTGCAGTGACACTTAAAACAATGCCACCTTGTGCAGAAACTTGTTGGATAGTGGCGCCACCGGAAATGAAATTTTCCCAACGCATAGGCTGCGCGGAGTATTCAAAGTCTGCTTCAAATAAGTTTTGGACTTCGGAAACTTCTGTCCGACCTAAGTTATCTCTTAACCGTTGTGGGTACTCAGTTTGGACAACCTGATCAGCTCCCGACGCGCCAAAACTCAATCCAGACATAATTAACTCCGATTAGTATGGCGCAACGCCGAATTGTGTAAACGTAGCCGTTACTGATCCGGTCCCGCTGTTCAACGTTACTCTAGCAAATGTAGGAGAGTATTGATAGCTGCTTTGAATATTACCACTAGCATTGACTGCTTGGCTATCAGATGACTGCAACCAAACTAAACTGTAAGGAGCCACTGGGTTTGTTGGGCTATTAGGATCTTGCAAGGTCTGCTGGATGGTATAGCTAACCGTACCCGTCACGCTGCATTGAATAGCCGTTTGAGATAGGGCGTACTCGTCAAAACGGATCCAGGGGGATGAGGCAACCGTTGTCGTGCCAACCGTTATAGCCGCCGCTGCAGCGGAAGCAAGCGTAATAGACGATACGGTTTTAAAATCGAGATTTGTATAGAATGCCGTAGCATTCGTGCCTGAAATCACTTCCGTCTGAGGCATACCGCTGGCATTTGTGCCAACAATTGTAAACGTATTGGCCGATTCATTGCCTGACGGGGTAAAAAGAACACGCCGAGGCGTATCAAGGGTAGCTACACCACCTGATGCCAGCGTTCCGTTAATCGAAAACGTAGCTGTAGGAGACTGGGCTGTGCAAATGTTGTTTGCAACTGCTGTGGCCAAGGGACCAACTGTAACTGTTACGGGACGCATTTTTATTTACCCTTTTTCCTGGCCGCAGCGGCGTTGTCGACTAAGTTTGGGTATGGCCTACCAGCCGCCCTAGCTCTAGCTTTAGCACTTTGTTCTTGTTTATGAGACAAGTGCTTTGTGTGATGTCCCTTGGGAAGCTCTTTGTCCCAGAAAGGTTTTTCAGTCATTAACAGCCCCATTTACGAAGAGACTTGTTGATCCGGCTATCAGGATCAGCGGCTTTTGCCGAACCAGTCATTTTGCGTTTCATGCCAGTCATTCTAGCACAAAAATTATCGTGACGTGGGTTTTCTTTATCTTTTGTCGGAGCTTTTAAATGATGACCCTCGGCTCGAGCAGACGCTCTACCACGTTCATTAAGCCCGCCAGACGGGGATTTACCTTCGGATCTTGTCCATGCAGCAGTCATAAGAGACTCCAAAAGGGAGGAGGGGGGCACTAGGCCCCCCAGCTTTTTAGTGCTCTTCAGGCTCGTAAGAGTGGTGAGCCTTTGGCTCCATACCCTTATGTGCAGAAGAAAGTGGGTTCATGTCAGCCGCACGGCCACCCGACTTGCGTGGCTTACGGTCAGCGCGGTGATGAGCAACATGACCCATTGCGTGACCAACGTGATGCTTGGCTTTGCCGCCATGCTTGCGCTGTTTGGCTTCCTTGGCCACGTTCGAGTCTTTACCTTCGTAAACGTCGGTAGGTGCCTCGTCGTGATCCCAATGACCTTCCATTGGCGACTCAACCTTACCACCCTTCTTGTGCTCTGCACGAGGGTGCTTGTGATGTACACCAGCATGCATAACGCCGTGGTGATGTCCTTTGTGACCCTTCATGGTTCACTCCTTAGAAGTTGTAGTACTGGGTTAAGCCGAACAAGCCAGTCGCTGACTGAACATTGTAGGCCTGCGGGATCTGGCGGAACACATACTTGTTCGTGCCAGTGGCTGGCGTAAGATTGACACCTGACGCATTCGCAAGGTCAATCGTGCCACGGACATCGCCCGTTGTAGCGGACGGTGTAGTACGATCAGCAGGCAAGAACCCGTTCGCAGCAAATGCCGTGTTGGCACCCATGGTGGTTTGAGAAGCACCAGAGTTAACAGCAACTTCTGCAGCAGTATCTGAACGGATTGGAAGACCAACGATCGCGGTTGTACCAACGGAGTAAGCATGGGTCGTATCAGCCGTACCGCCCGAAAGCACTACAGACTTGATATACTTGAATGCTTTCTTACCGTTGACTGCGTTACCTGCCGAAATCGTAATGTTTTCCGACATTGGATATCCGTAGACATCGTAGCCGTTAACAGTTGCGGTTGCGTAGGTAGCGCTTGCGGCTGCAGTAACACTTACAGCACGGCCAACCATGGCCATTGGGTTCCACAACCAGACCGAAGGAGACTGGATGTTTGTCGGAATAGCGCAAGATTGCACGTTTGGATAAGCCAAAGTGACTGTACCAGACGAGAAAGTTACGTTCTGACTGAGCTGATAAGTACCAGTTTGTCCGTTACCAACCGATGATGAAGTTCCTGTCGTCGTAATCTGCGAACCGATATAAACGCCAGAAGATGCACCAAGAGTTCCACCCGATACCGTCGTAGACGATGAAAGGAGAACCATTCCCGGACCGATTGGCATGCCGCTGTTTGCCGTAACCGTTAGAATACCGTTCGAAGCCGAAGCGGTAACCGAAGCATAGGCATCCAAGGCAAGAACCGTATCCGTAGCGCCCGTATCCGACCGCGTAAACGTGGAAGAATAATAGACACCAGTGGTCGCGGAGTTAGTTGAAACAAGCGAAAGAGTTGCGCTCGTTGGGTTTGCCGAAGCAACAATAGCTGCTGCAGCGTTTGTATATGGGACGCCAGTGAACGAAACAATGTCACTGAAGCCATACCATCCGAAATCCTGTGCCGCCTGCGACTCACCAGGGAGATAGGTGAATGGAAGACGCGGATCCAAGATGCCGCCCCCCGCATAAAATAGCGAGGAGCCTAGATCGGGGTTGTAGTCCGAAGGTTGTGATGGGTTTTGCCCAAAAACAATCAGTGGACCGGAGAATGCGGTATCAGCCATGGTGCCTTCTCCTTACGAGGTTGGGAACGAGCCGTAGATCGCGCGCCAGTTGTAGTAACCAAACGAGTAACGCTCATAACCCTTAACAAGCAGGTTGTCAGTGACAAAATCGACTTGCATATCGGTTTCGAACTTAATGCGTTCCATATATGCGAGACCGTCGATGTTCGTGAGCAAGAACCATGCATACGAAGAGGTCAAGAAGTCGTTGACCATGTAGCCTTCTGGCAAGCCGCCGGCCGTGGTCATGATCGCGTTGACATCATTATCTGCAGTGCCTGGACGCAATTCAGTCTTGAGAAGACGGATCGCAACTGGCTCCAACTGTGGAGGAATGATGAGCTTGCGGCCACGGGCGAAGACCTTTAGGTTTGCCTGATCGCGGAAGTTCGTACGGATTGCAATCATTGCATTCAATAACGTGGCTTCGTTGAGGTCAACCTGTGTCGTAGGCGTGTTAGCAACCGTATTGCCGTCGATTGGATGCGAAGTGGAGCAAAGTGCTACACCGTCACCACCAACTGCAGCGTTATAGGTCTGTGCCGTATTCAAGAGGTTTGCACCGTAGATTTCCTTGGTCTGCTGGAAAGATTCAATCAGGCCAAGGTTCGAAGGTGTAAACTGGGTCTTGTAGAGGTTGTCGTCGATAGCTTTACGGGTGATTGCGTAGCCGAGTGCAATTTCCGTGTGCTCTTGGTTGTAAACGAAACGCTCACCTGCGCCCGAGTCAAAGGAGGTCTGGCCACCTTCGGTTTTGAGCTGTGCGAGGCCGAGGTAACGCATTTCAGCGGTACGTTCGAGAGCCATTTTCGAATCGTGCTTCGTGAAGATCTTGTCGTACTGCGACGGGATCTGCTCATACTTGCCTTCAACGCCACGGAGGCCGGGGAGGAGAAGGTCTTTGATCTGACTAAGATTAACAGCCATTTTACCTTACTCCTTAGCTGATGCCAGTGTTTGCAGCGTTCGAACGCCAGACTTCGTTATTGAAGCCAACGATCAAGTTGCAGTACTGAGAGGTTTGATCGCCACCGTTGCCGAACGAAACGGCATAATCGACGATAATGAAAGGCGAGGTATTGAGCGTAGCGGTAGCGTTGACATAAGCCGTCGAACGGCCCGTAGCATTGTTACCACCGGTGCTGTTGCCCGATGTCGCGCCAGTCGTGGAGTAAGCGAACGTGACAAGCTGACCCTGAACGCCAGAAGTCTGCGATGTAGCCGTACCCGTGACAGGGAAGCCCGAACCCGACGTCTGAACGACGAAGCGAGCTGCTGGATCATCAATGACATAGGCAATAACGTCGCCAGTTGCGTCCGAACCAGGCCAATAAGAAGACCAGACGGTGCGCTTCTGCGAAGTCGAGAAGTATTGGCAACCAACAAAAATACCTGCGAGCTGAACCGTGCCACCTGCAGTTGCCTGCGTGATGTAGCCGTTTGCAGTCGAAGTTACTGGCTGTACTGGGTCGCCGGTGAAGATTGGGGTCGTATTGCTAGAAGCAATGCGACGAGTGGATTGTGCGAACGTCGGAGCGCCGCCTGCACCACCCTGAAACTGTAGAAAGCCGTAGGGCGCAAACGTATTGGCCATGACGGGTTCTCCTTTCAGAGAGTTCCATCATCGCACAGACGGGCGACTATGAACGGGTTAAAATTTAATCTTCCGCAGATGGGGAAGAGATTGGCATTATTGCAGATTTCTTTAGAAAAGAAAAGAGGGCCCGTAGGCCCCCTGATCAATCCGGAATTTGCATGGGCTCATAGCCCTTTTTAATCTTCGGAGCGATATGAGCATCCTCGCGGCTAATAAGGCCGCCTTTGCTATTCGGATCCAACTGACCTTCTTTAATTTTTACCTGTTGACGGGCATTAATAAGGTCTCTGTTGCGCCGCTCTTCGGTAATTTCCATTGGGCGTTCGCAAAGGATCATGCCTTCACGTTCGATTGAGCCAACGTACCCTTTGGGCATCATTTCAGGATGGCGCTTTGCCTCAACCGGTTCCCAACCGCCGACAGTGATTCGGTTATAATGAGAAGGGTCAACCCATCCCATAACCGCCTTCATTTTCCACTCGTACGACCACCCATCCGGAGCTTTGGGAGTGGCAAATTTGTCAACACCCTCGTCAAGATTGGCATTGTTGTGCCCACGGAGTTCCGCGGCACGTCTGGCTGCACGTTCACGGCTGCTTTCTGAAACAGCTTCAATTACTTCTGTTTCTTCTGACCGAATTGGTGGCCGCATTGCTGGCCGTTCTGCTTTTTCACCTGATGCGTTTCTCATAGCTTTTCCTTAACCTGATATCTTGCCTTCACGGATGAGGGCTTGTTTCGATGCTGCATATTCACGGTCTGTCATGCCAAGATCCCTAGCGGTTTCCCGTTCGGCGCGGCTAAGGCTGACCACATTTGACCTGTTGCCACTTGGCGCCACGCTAGAACGAGACACTGGGGCTGCAGGAGGAGCTGATCGACGTTGTGTAGGAGCAGATGCCTCTGACATGGCGCTATCTTCCGTTTCCCGCAAACGAGCGGGTTGAATATCGAGCTTCTTTTCTACGTAAGCAAAGTATTCTGGCGTATCTGCGCGGATCCCACGGCGAATAGCCGAGTTATGGGCATCAATCATGTCTGCTTTAAGCGTTTCATCCTTGGCATATTCAGGATGCGCCCTAATCCATTCCGCTGATTCGCGGGTTAACTGGGATGCAAACGCCTCAACAGGGTCTGACGATGTATAAGCCGGCTTTACTGGCTGTTTTGCTATCTGCTCATACTGTTGTTTGCCAACCATAAGCTGACGCAGGTCTAATTCTGCCTTTGTCATGTCTGCTTGGATGTTGGCAGCGGTATCAAAATCACCAACCGACATAGCATCCCGCAGATTTTGCTTTAAAATCTCAGAATTTCTCTTAACCGTGTCGATTGCATTATCAATTAAACGCAAATTTGTGTCATTTACGTCGTTTTTAGCTGCCGCAAACTGTTCGGAAGCCTCTTGTGCACGGCGTTCAGCCAATTCACGAGCTTTACGTTCTTCTTCAAGACGCGCCTTCAGCTCATTAATGCCATCTTCGACCGAAATCTGCGGTTCTTGTACCTTAACTTGTACAGGTTCCGGCTCTTCGACCTCTTTTATAACAATCTCTTCAGGCTTTAACTCTGCGTCGATTGGCTCAAGGTCTAATTGTAATTCTGGTTCGTCTTCTTTTATTGCCATTTTTTGTCCTTACCACACATAATCGGGCTGAGAGACCCGTGCTTTTACGGCGTAATCTTCCAAAATGCGGCAAGGTTGACCCTCTATAGAAATAGCCCAGCCGTCTGATGGCCGAAACACAACCCAATCGCCTTCGGAAACGTTAACGTCCTTAAACCATTCACTTTTGTCATCTTTAAATGCTAAAGGACCAGCCTTTAA